TACAGTTAATTATTATTATAAAGACATTAGAACATCGATTGTAACGTATGGCCAATAGTGAAATAGTAGGCAATCTACTTAAAATAGAATTTGAAAATAACACAATGCCAGTTGTGGCAGTGAAATCAAATAAGCCATATTTATATTGGGGTCAACAAAATAACTATCCATCTTACCTATTAGAATTATATAAGAGAAATGCTTATCATGGTGCAATTATAAAAACTAAGGCTGAGCATATTTATGGTAAGGGATTATGTTATGATAAAGACCAATTAACATTAGCTGAGCAAATACAATACGATAACTTCTTAAGTAAAGCAAATAGATTTGAAGATTGGAATAGTATATTTAGAAAAAACACAACTCCGTTTGAATTATTTGATGGGGTAGCATTACAAGTGATTTATAACTTCAATGGTAAATGCGAAGTGTATGCAATGGAGTTTGCTAAGTTGAGATTAAGTCCGGATGGCAAAACAGTTTACTATTGTGATAAATGGATTAATGACGATGGTACAAGGAATATCAATCCTGAAAGACATGATTCATTTCAAGAGTATCCTATATTCAATCCGCAAGTAAGAACAGGAACTCAAGTATTATATTACAAGTTACCTACATTAACTGCAATGGAATATGGAGACATATATCCTGAGCCTAATTATTTACAATGTTGCCAAGATATCGAAACAGATATCGAGATTACTAACTTTCATTACTCAAATACTAAGCAAGGTTTTAGCGCATCTGCAATGCTTTCATTATTTAATGGTGAGCCAACAGAAGCCGAGAAAAAGAAATATAGCAGATTATTTGAGAATAGATTTACAGGTACAAGTAATGCCGGAAAGATAATATTTAACTTTGTTAACCAAGGCGGTCAAGAAGCTAAAATAACTTCATTAACTGCAAGTGATTTAGATAAGCAATTTGAGATATTATCTAAGCGATTACAACAAAATATTTTAACAGGACATCGAGTTGACCCTGCATTAGCTGGTATATTCAGCGATACAATGATTGTAGGAGATAATACTGTTTACTTACAAAAATACGATAGATGGGTAAAATCATACATTGAACATAGACAAGCGATACACATTGAGATTATTCAAATGATAGGCGAAGTTAATGGAGTTGATTTATCTAAGTTAGAAGTAAAACAGAAGGCTCCTGCATCATTGGATTTACCTTATGATACTAATTTATTGACTACTTTATTTGATGCTGAAACTCTTAAGAAACATTATGCGAAGCAGTTAGGTATTGATATTGCTGAAAGTTCAGAGGTGGAGGTTGCTAAGGGTGAAGTTGAAATGGAGGGAGTTAATGAGCATTTAAAGAATATAACTGCTAAGCAATGGATTCATATTAAGCGATTAGTTCGTGAGGTTAGCAATGGCAAGACATCGAAAGATGCTGCTAAGATGCTTATAAAGAATAGTTATGGCTTAAAAGATGAAGATATTGAATTATTATTCAAGGCTCCTGAAAGTGCATTCGCTAAACATAATGCAGATAAAATGGCTGATTTGTTTATTGAATGTGCTATTGATGATAATCCTGAAGATGAAATATTAGCAGAGTTTGAAGTAAAGAATGGATTTGAAGCATTGGAAAAAGAAAATAAATTCTTTAGACATCAATTCGCTAATCCATACGAAGATAAAACTAAGTTAGAGAATGCTATTATAGATATGACTTCAGGAAATCCTTACATCACTCCTGAAGAGATTGCAAAACAATTAGCATTAGATTTGACTGTAGTTTTAGGAGCGATTGAATCAATGAAGTTATTAGGCTTATTAGATACATTAGAGGGTACAATAATGCCAACACCTAAAGCTATTGAACGTACAATAAAGCCTGTTAAAACTGAAATTTATACAGTTTATAAGTATGTAGTTAGAGACGATGTTCCTGATGCTAAAACAGGTAGTAGAATATTTTGTGAAAGATTAGTAAAAGCATCTAATAGCGGTAAAAGATGGACAAGGGAAAGAATTGATAAATTATCTAATGACATGGAAGATAATACAGATGCTTGGAGTTATAGAGGTGGTTATTATACAAATCCTGATACTAATGAAACAACTGCATACTGCAGACATATTTGGAAATCAGTAATTAAAGCAAGAAAGAAACAATGAGTAATTTAATCATATCGGAAAACTATTTAAAGGAGTATACAACCATCAATAATAATGTTGATGTAAAGATTGTTACTCCTGTAATTCAAGAGGCTCAAACGTTCTACATATTGCCTATATTAGGCACTCAACTATATAATCAAATTATATCTCAAGTTGGTAGTAATACAGTATCGGCAGCTAATATAACTCTATTAGATAATTATGTAGTGCCTTGCTTAATGTATTATGTGAAATGTGAGTTAATTCCTGAGATGAAATACAGAATGATGAATAAAGGAGTTATGGTTAAGAATAGCGAAAATTCATCTCCTGCTGATTTGACTGAGATACAATTCTTAATGGATAGAGCTAAAAATAAAGCTGAAGAGTTAGCTGAAAGAACAACAAGGTTTTTAAAGCATAACTCAAGTACTTATCCATTATACACTGCGAATGCTCAATACGATGAAATAAGACCGAATAGAAACAATTATACAGGTGGAATATTTGTAGGTGATTTAAGAAGCGATGAAGATGATTGCAATATAATTATAGGTAATTATTAATATGGGAGTGCATAAAAAGAATATTAAACTTTTACAACAATACGAAAAGCTAAATGCTAACATTAAATCAGATAGTAAAACTGTTCGAGGACAAAAAAACAAACCACGCACAACTAAGTAATGGTACATTCATATTTGATGAGAGTGCTGAATGGGGTGCGGACTTTGAAATAACTTATCCTTTGTTTGGTGTTAGATTGCAACCATCTACATTAAATGGTAACATACACACATTCAATTTTATGTTTGAATTTGTTGACCATGTACATCAAGATAAATTAAATCAAACAGAAGTATTAAGCGATATGATGTCTATTGCTTTAGATATCTTCGCACAAATAAAATCAGACCTTGAGGATTATTATGATGCAACTGTAAACATTACAAGTTCATTTCAGCATGGTATCGGAGTTTATGATGACGATGTAACAGGATGGCAAATGACTGTTTCGGTTGAGCAGTTTTATGATATGAGTACTTGCGAAACTCCTAATAGTGGATTGAATGCAGGTGTTGTACAGATATTAGACCAAAACGGAAATGTAATAGCTACATTGAATCCAAACTCAACTTATACTGTTGAGGTTTTACAAGAGATTATACAAACATTAGTTGATCCACCACCGGCAACTATAATACAAACATTAACATAATGGCTACAGTAGAATTAAGATATTCACCTCAAGATAGTGCATGGTTTACAGCCAATGCAACAATGATATTAAAAGCAGGTGAGCCTGCATACCATTCTACAACAGGACAATTCAAATTAGGTGATGGTACAACTCAATTAAGTTCTTTGCCATTCCTTCCTGCAGGTGGTGGCGGAGGTGGTAACTTTGTTCCGTATACAGGTGCAACAGGTGATGTTGATTTGGGAGAATATGAAATAAAAGTAGGTCAAATAGAATTAGACCAAACACCAACAGGAACTGCAAGTGTAGCAGTAACACGATGGAATGATACATTAGGCTCAACAGAAACTACTTTAAAGGGTGGTAGCGTTGTGCTTAAGAATGGAGTTGATTTGGTTGCAAGGGTAGTAAATAAAGTTACACCAAACACAACACTAACTAAAGCGGCCTATCAAGTAGTTAAGGTAACAGGCGCTCAAGGTCAACGATTAGCAGTTAATTTAGCTCAAGCAAATAACGATAATAATTCAGCTGATACATTAGGAATTGTAACTGAAACAATAGCTACCAATCAAGAGGGTTTTATTATTTGTGTTGGTCAGATTGAGAATATAAACACTACAGGCTCTTTGCAAGGTGAAACATGGGCAGATGGTGATGTATTATATTTAAGTCCTACAACACCTGGTGCAATAACTAAAGTAAAACCAACAGGAGCAACAGGTCATATAGTAGTGCTTGGTTATGTTGAATACGCTCATCAAAATAATGGTAAGATATATGTAAAGATTATGAATGGGTGGGAATTGGATGAGTTACACAATGTGTATATCAATGCACCTGCTGATAATGAGATATTGACTTATGAGAATGCTACTTCGTTATGGAAAAATAAAACAGTTACAACTGCATTAGGTTTTACACCATACAATAATACTAATCCATCAGGCTTTATTACTTCAAGTGCATTAACTCCTTATCTAACAAGTTCAAATGCTGCTTTAACTTATGTACCATATACCGGTGCTACAGGTGCAGTTGATTTGGCAACTAATAATTTAACTTGTGGAGATGCGATTATAAAGAAGCCTAAAATAACAGTTGAATTAGTTAATGCTTTAAACGTTGATTTTTACAATAGATATGCAATGAGTATTGATTCAATTACTAATGTTTTAAACTCACCGACAATAACTATTCAAGATGATAATGTAGCCTATACATTAGGTAATACAATAGCAATAGGAAGTAAAATAACAATAACTGCTTCAACTGCTTCGGTAGTTGTATTAAACGCAACAAGGATATAATGAATGAAATTTATATAAAAGCTACTCCTCCTGCATCAACTCCATTAACAACTGCGAAGTTAATGAAGACAGGACAAACAACATCTTACAGAACTGGCGATGACCCAAACTTAGGCACAGGTAGAGCGACTTCATTTAGTGTATTAGCAGCCAATAACCCATTCGGTAACACAAATAGATTTACTGATGAGTTGGGAGGTTCAACTTATACTAATAACATTGTAATTGATTGGTCAACCTATGATGGTTCAACTGTATTAGGATGGTATCGATTAAAGAGACCTGCAACAGGTAGTTACACATGGAACCAAGCTATTGATAATGCTTTGACATTTACAATAGGAACTTTTACAAGTGGGTGGAAATTAGCTAATATGATGGAATATTTAAGTTTAGTTAATTGGGGTAATACACCTGCTAATAAGATTAACTATGCGCCTTTTAGTTTAGTAGGTGATTTTTGGAGTTCAACAACAGATGCTAATAATACCGCTAATGCTTTTTATTTAATCAATTCAACTACATTGCATGTATTTACCACAGGTAAAACTGCAGGAATTAGTTCACTATTCAATCGAGTATTCACAGTATCAGGAACAACTTTATCTTAATAATATGCCAACTTATAAATTTCCGGAATTTAATTTAGAAATAATTAATCCAACAGTTACAGTATTAACTGTGCATGACAATATCATAACAAAAGAATGTAATACTGATATTATATTAGTAACTGATAGTGCTTCATTTGGTATTAACTTTACAGGTTTTACTTATGTATCAGATTGGAATGACAATGATATAATTAATTGGGTAGATAATGAACTAACTAAATATGAAATATAATGGGACAAACAACTAAATATATTAAGCTAACAGGTAGCTTTACAAGACCTGATAATTCTACAGAATATGCAACAGGCGATGTTATAGGTACTTCACCTGCTTCATTAATTGAGTTTACAAGCGATGGTGTAAACATAACAAGCGGTCAATCATTGAAG